TCCCAATCCTCACAACTGTAATGACTCATGGGTAGTAAATAACTGGAAGTAATATGCAAAGTCAAATTCATAATGTATTCCCAACTCTAGTAATGGAGTTCAATTTGAATGCAGATGTAGATACTAAACTTCTACAAAATGTATTGCTTAAAGAACAAACTAAACCTCACCCTTTACTAGTTAATGCACAGAGTTCATACTTTGCCGGTAATCACAATATACTTGATATCGATCACCCTCTAGTAAAACGTTTAAAAGATTGTTTTACAAACTGTGTAAATGCTTATATTGAAACAGCAGGACTAACGCAATGTGTGATATCAAACAGTTGGATGAGTATTATGGACAAGGATAGCACATTGGTCCCGCACAGACATGAAAACAGTGTAATCAGCGGTGCTTATTATCCAAAAGTACCTGACAATAGCGTTGGACTTAAATTTTTTAATCCAACTAAAATTTATAAGATGTGTGAAACACATCAAGAAACTACAATGTACAATGCTGACAATGGTGAATTTCCTGCTAAGGAAGGAGTATTATATCTTTTTCCTAGTTGGTTAGAGCATGGAAGCGAAACTAACCAAACCGAAAACCGTATGGTCATAAGTTTTAATACATTAAATATACGCGGAATGGAACAATGAGTATAGCAGAATCATATATTAGAGAATACCCAAACGCATTTTCAAAAGAGTATTGCGATAAAGTTATCAATCGTTTTGAAGAAATGTGCAAACAAAAACAAACCTCAGACTACGATGGTAGTATCAAATATAATCAAGACACAAGAGTAGTTTATGATTGGGCACCACATCATAACATGTTCTATCATGATCCGGAACTTGTTGAAGAATTTTATAAAGTTGTAGGAGAACACTACTACAAAAAATACATACCCGAATTTACTGTACTAAAAGACAGCATGGTTAAACACTCTCCTAAAGGAATGAGTGTACAACGAAACGGTCCTAAAGAAGCATATCATATTTGGCACATTGAAAACAATAGTATTTCTGCAGGTAATCGTGTTGCTGTTTATATGCTGTATCTTAACACAGTTAAAGAAGGCGGCGAAACAGAATTTTTATATCAAGGAATGAAAACAAAACCTGTAGCAGGTAAACTAGTATTCTTTCCTGCAACATGGCAACACCCCCACAGAGGCAACCCAATTTATGATGGTTACAAATATATCATCACTGGTTGGTTTACTTACGACGAGTAATGTATAAATGGTATATAGATTTATATTCGACGTCGACGGTACTCTCACACCAAGCAGACAAAAAATAGATCCTAAATTCCACGATTGGTTTTTAAATTTTACAAAAGAAAACTATGTTTATCTTGTCACAGGTAGTGACTATCCTAAAACAGTAGAACAACTAGGTAAAAAACTTTGTGAAAGTGTAGAACGTGTATATAATTGTTCGGGCAGTGATGTTTACGAACATGGTAAAAATATCTACACAACAGATTGGACGTTGCCTGATGATGCACGTAAATGGTTAAACATTAAATTAGATGAAAGCCGTTTTGTTTTAAGAACAGGATTACATATTGAGGAACGTCCTGGCATGGTTAATTTTAGTATAGTTGGACGTAATGCTACACTGGGCGAACGCAAGTTTTATGTAAAATATGATCAAGAACATAACGAACGAAACAAACTAGCAAAACAATTTAATAAAGAATTTCCAAATCTACAAGCAGTAGTGGGTGGTGAAACAGGATTAGATATTTTTGAAAAAGGCAACGATAAAAGCCAAATCATCAAAGACTTTGATCCGCACAATGATATTTTACAGTTTTTTGGAGATAAAACTGATCCAAAAGGAAATGATTATCCATTAAAGAAAGTATTGATTGACAAAGACCTTGGCTTCTGTTATAATATAAAGAACTATAAGGATACTTGGAAATTACTACAAAATGAATTCTCAACATAAACGCATAGGATTTGCATGTAAGTACATGCACCCCGATCAAACTCAGAAGAAAAAACTTCTTGAGGAGATACAACGTCCACTTAATACACGCTCTACAACTGTTGCTTGGCTTAACAGGCAGACTAAGGAAGTTGCTGAACAAAGACTTTGGGACATTATGGTTCATAACATACAGTCGTTTATGAACCTTATTAATTACGTAGGAGGTTTACCTAATGAACTTAGAATGGTTAGACTCGGAAGTGATGTACTTCCTGTATACACTGAGCCTACTTGGTGCTATTTTTGGAAGTTACCTGACGTGGTCAATTATTGCGAGTCGAACTTCGCTAACGTCGGCAAACGTGCTAAAGCGTTGGACGTACGGTTGTCTATGCATCCTGGGCAGTTTACTGTTCTGGCTAGCGATAACGATGATATCGTAAATAGAAGTATAGAGGAGTTTGAATATCATGTGGATGTCATCAGGTGGATGGGATACGGTCGCACATATCAAGACTTTAAATGCAATGTACACATATCGGGTAGAAAAGGTCCACAAGGCATCAAAGACGCCCTCAAGAGACTCTCGCCCGAAGCAAGAAACACTATCACGATCGAAAACGACGAAATGTCCTGGGGCATCGACGCAAGCCTCGAACTTGCAAAAGACCTCGCTCTCGTTCTTGACATACACCATCACTGGGTCAATAGTGGAGAATACATTCAACCCACCGACGATAGATTTGCTCGCATAGTAGATAGTTGGCGTGGTGTTCGTCCTGTCATACACTACTCCGTATCACGTGAAGACTTACTTGTAGACTTTCCTACAGATGTTAAGCCTGACATGACAACACTATTAGAAACAGGGTATAAGAAGCAAAAACTACGTGCTCACAGTGATTTTATGTGGAATAATGCAGTTAATGACTGGGCATTAAGTTTTTGGGACTATGCAGATATAATGGTAGAAAGCAAGGCAAAAAATTTGGCTAGTGCTAATCTGCATAAATATCTACATGAAAATAACGGAACTAACACAAACAAGTTGTCCGAGAACAAAAGCGAAGCAGTGCTGGTGTGAAAGTGTTAATGCACTCACAGAAGCAAACGAAACTGTTTATGCTGTTGTATCAGAACTAATCCACACAGATAAAGTAAAAGGTCAAATACTGTTTATGCAACGTCCTGGTGAACCAACTCTAATTAAAGGTAGAGTTACTGGTTTAGAACCTGGTAAGCACGGATTTCATATACATGAATTTGGTGATTTGTCAAATGGTTGTGATTCTGCTGGCCCTCATTATGATCCCGATGGTGTAGACCACGGTGATGTTGATAAAGGGCATGTGGGAGATTTAGGAAATATCACAGCGAACCCGTCCGGCGTAGCCGATTTCACCATAGTTGCAAAAAGAGTAGATCTAAGTGGAGACCGTAGTATAGTTGGTCGAGCCATTGTTATCCATTCAGATGAAGATGATTTGGGTAAAGGTGGAGACGAAGAATCACTCAAAACCGGAAATGCAGGCGAAAGAGTTGCCTGCGGAGTAATTACACTTAAAGACAAATCAGGAGAATAATATGTTAAAGTGGCTTAAAAGTATTTTCATGCCAGCAGATTTAGAGAAAGAAGCACCATTGGTTCTTGATAAACCTGTTGTAATGAAAAAAGCAGAACTAACAAAAATGACAAAGAACGATCTAGAACAATTAGGCCGTGCTCATGGCATTGAGTTAGATAAAAGATTAACCAAAGCGAAATTGGTTGATCAATTATGGAAAGAAGTAAAACCTAAAAAATAAGGAGATTACTATGTTAGATAAATTTAAAGGTTGGGTAGCAAAACGTTTCACAGAAAGAACTTCTTGGGACGGTGCGGCACTTATTGCACTAGGCATTGTGGTGTTAATTGCTAAACCACTAGCAGGATTACTAGCCTATGCGGCAATCGCATACGGTGCTTGGACTATTTGGAAGTCTGAGTAATTACATTTTACCAATTGGTTTGTCTGTGCTTACAGGCAAGTTCCACACTAAACGCTTCTCAACACCACGCTTTTGAGCAAAGCGTTTAGGATCACATTTAGGGCAAACGTGGAAATAGTTGTTGTTTAAACGTCTAGGATCCACTTTGCCCTTTTCTCTTATAAATTCTTCCTCACATTGATCACACTTAAAAACAATCACCTGCGATTTACGTGTATAAGGATGGTATCTGCCTGCTTTAGACTTACGCATATAGGACTTGGTAATAATATCTGTTCTTATATACATGAACGTATTTACATTCGGATTATAAAAAAAGAACATAAATATTGTCATGAGCATAGTTAATTTAACGGAAAACGCTAAAGAGCGTATGAATACAATGCTTAAAGAGCATGAAAAACAGATCGTTAGATTGAGTATAAAAGGTGGCGGATGTGCTGGTTTTCAATATGATTGGTCATTAGATGACACTTATAATGAAGGCGACGAAGTTGTTGATCTTGAAACAGGCAAATTTGCTATCGACGAAACGAGTATTATGTATTTGTTAGGAAGTACAATTGATTACAAAAAAGAAGTATTTGGATCATATTTTGCAATTAACAACCCCAAATCAACTGCAAGTTGTGGGTGCGGAGAATCAGTAGGATTTTAAAAAATGGCACGTAAAATAATTAACATTGGTACAACAGGTAATGACGCAACTGGCGATAGTATTAGAGAAGGCTTTAATAAAGTAAACCAGAACTTTACCGAAATTTATGCGGCACTTGGTTTAAGTGGTGGATTACAATTTACAGCACTAGACGATACTCCGTCAGCATTAACATCAAATAAAATTATTACATCAAATGTTCCAGGTGATGCTCTTATTGAAAGAACATTAGAAGGTGACGGTATTGGTGTTGATTTTGGTTCTGATCCTACAAAAATTATTCTTTCAAATACTGGTACAGAAATTAAATTAGATACAACACCTGAACTAGGTGGTGATGTAAATGCACAAGGATTCTTAATTGAAAATCTAGGAACTCCGCAAAAATCAGGCGATGCTGTAACAAAGAAATATGCTGATGATAAATTTGTTGATGCGGCAGGTGATATAGCAACAGGACAAATAAGATTACAAGACGGATCAGGAAATCCAAGAATTCCATCGCTAACAGATGAAGCGGTAAACAAACAATACGCAGATAGCAAGATGACCAGATCAGGCGATACTATGACTGGTCCATTAATTCTTTCTGAAAGTCCAGAGTTTTCAAGTAATGTTAACCAAGCGGCAACAAAAGGTTATGTAGATTCTACAAGTTACACATCAACACAGAACATTTATGTTTCTACAGAAGGTAGAACAGAAGAACAGATGAAAGACGCACAAATCGATCAAAGTCAAATTGGTCGTAGTTGGGCAAATGCTTTTGATAGTGTGCGTGAAGCGGCGTTTTATGCAGAAAGAATAGTTAAAGGTGATATTGTTCTTAAAGAACAAGGATTATTGCCAGCAACCGCAGATGTATTTTTTAAAGTACCTGGACAAAAAGCAGGAGAATATACGGTTAACTTAGCGGCTGATGGCACAGAAGATACAACAAACGTTCTTGCAAATAGTTTATTAACTAAAAACAGAAGATTTATTCAAGAAGAAACTATTGCTTTTATTAACGCAGAAATTAATGACGGTGATGATACCGACGATTTTGCAGGAAATTTTACTTACAATCAAGACAAATGTTACAGAGACGTTGGTTTAATTATTGATGCTGTAAGTTTTGATTTGACTTATGTGGGTAATT